ATCAGGAGATGCAGATCGAGCGCGAGAAAGCACAGATGAAGATGGAGACTGAGCGCATGATGGCTCAGGAGAAGGCACGGGTAGCCCGGGCCGAAGCCATCATGAAGGCGAAGCAGGCAGAAAAGGTCGGGCAAGCCAGCCCGAAGGACGTAGTACAAAGCATGGGTGGCGGAAACAAAACCCAATCACAACCTAAAGGAGCTTAATAAACATGGATGAAGACGCTAAGGCCCGGGGCGACGAGATCGAAACCCCCAGCGGTGCGGCAGACGATACTGCCGGGGATGCAGCAAAAGCAGCAGAGGCGAAAGCAGCAGAAGAAGCTGCAGGTAAGGCCGCAGCGGATAAAGAAGCCGCTGATAAGGCAGCTGCCGACAAAGCAGCCGCCGACAAAAAGACAGAACCGATGATCCCGAAAGGGCGCTTCGACGAGGCGGTCCGCAAGGCCCGCGACGAAGCGGCAGTAGCCATCAAGCGGGCGGACGAGCTGGAAGCACAGCTCAAAGCCTCGCAAGGAGAGGTCGATGCCAAGAAGGTAGCGGCAGAGATCGACGCCCTTGAGGAAGAGCTTGAGAAGGCCATCGCAGACGGCAACATCGAGGCCAAGAAACGCCTGCGGGCTGAAATCCGTGATAAGAACCAGCAGGTTGCAGAATCGAGAGCGGCAGCACACGCCGCCCGAGCTACGGCAGTCGCCATAGAGCAGATTCGGTACGATGCGCTGGTGAACCGCATGGAGGTCGAGCACCCCGAGCTAGACCCGAACCACGAGAACTACAACGAAGAGCAGGTAGCTGAAATCCTTGAGTTTAAGGAAGCCTTCGAAGCCAAAGGGATGGCATCCAGCGCGGCGCTGGAGAAGTCGCTCAAAGCGGTATATCGCAATGGGCCGAAGCCGGAAAAGAAGGAAGAGTCCGACGCGGATAAAAAAGCTGAGGCGGAAGCCAAGGCGAAGGCAGAAGCGGAGAAACGTACCGCCGAAGCCGTGAAACGCGGGCTTGAGAAGAAGGATGAGCAGCCCCCGCAGACGAAGACGGGCGCAGCATCGGACAAAGCCGGTAAAGACGCAGACCCGGTTAAAAACGCCCACAAGATGGGCGACAAAGAGTTCGAGAAGCTGTCCGAGGAAGAACTCAAGCGGGCACGAGGCGACATAGTTTAACAAGACAGGAGCTGACCATGAAGAAAAAGACACAGAAAAAGGGGGGCCTTCGTGGTCAGCCCGTCCAACCGGCACAGAAGTACAGAGCACCGATGAAAAAAGGAGCATACTAATGAATACAAACAGTTACGCTAACAAGACCCGCTCTGCGGCAGTTAACACCGACCAAGTCATTTTTGCTGGGCGGTGTGTACTGTACGGCCTCTACCCCGAGTTGACAACTACGGGCACTATCACTATCACTGACCACGCTTCGGCGACCGGTACGGGCGATATCCATGTGACGGCTATTGGCCTCTTGCAGGCCGGGAAGACCTTCGGCCCCAAGGGCGTCATCATGCAGAAAGGCATCGTGATTAAGCAGTCCGTGGGTTCGGACCAGAATCTAGTTGTCTGGGAACCGTGCTAACCCCTTGACAAGTCGTTGTAGTTCGCGTAGAATTATGCAGTACCCTCGCATCTTGGCCGCGACAGCGCCAAGGGACTCAGGCTCCTTAAACCCGAATTCGCTGGCTTTGGCGACACAAAAGCATCGACAATAACCAAAGGAGCCAGCAATGACTACAACCAATTTTACACGTTTGACGACTGAACAAAAGACCGTATGGTCACGTCAACTGTGGAAGCAAGCACGGAACCTAAGTTTCGTGAACAAGTTCCTCGGGGATGGCCCCAACGCGATGATTCAACACGTCACCGAGTTGACCAAAACCGAACGTGGTACCCGCGCTGTTATGACTCTTGTACCCGACCTTGAAGGTGACGGGGTAGCAGGGGATCGTGCCTTGAAAGGTAACGAAGAAGCAATCAAAGCGTTTGACAAAGTCATCCGCGTTGACCAGCTACGTAACGCGAACATCTCCGAAGGTCGTATGGCGGAGCAGAAGTCCATCGTCAAGTTCCGCGAAACATCACGGGACGTTCTGGCGTACTGGATGGCTGACCGTTGCGACCAGCTAGCGTTCCTGACGCTATCCGGGGTTGCGTACTCAAGCAAAAACAACGGTGCGACTCGTACCGGTTCTGATCTTATCAACTTGGAATTCGCATCAGACGTAGCTGCACCGTCGTCTGCCCGTGTTCTGCGTTGGGACGGGACCAACAAGGCGTTTACCGTAAACGGCGCAACATCAGCCGTAACCGCAGCTGACACACCGACATACAACATGTTCGTGCAGCTGAAGGCGTACGCGAAAGAAGCGTATGTCCGTGGGGTGCGTGAAAAAGGCGAAGAAACCTTCCATGCGTTCCTATCCCCCACCGCGATGGCCAAACTGAAGCTGGACCCGGATTTCCTTGCTAACGTGCGCAATGCTATGCCGCGCAGTGAGAGCAACCCGTTGTTCTCCGGCGACACAGTTAAGCTAGACGGCATCTACTTCCACGAGTACCGCCACGTATTCAACACCGGCGGGACCGCTACGAAGTGGGGCGCTGCCAACGCGATTGACGGATGTCAAATCCTGTTCTGCGGGGCGCAAGCTCTCGGTTTCGCGGATATCGGAAGCCCGATGTGGGTGGAAGATGAGGATGACTACGAGAACCAACAAGCCATCTCCGTGTCGAAGATTTTCGGCTTCTTGAAGCCTTCGTTCTACACGCAGTACGGCGCTTCCCCGCAGACCACCCAAGACTTCGGTGTGATCTCTGTGTACGTGGCGCAGTAATAGGCCTAGGATAAAGGAGATAAAACCATGGCTACAGTAAAAAAGAGCGTTACCGCACAAACCGTGCTTGAAGCGGACTTCACGTTTAACATCGCGGCAGACGCGATGTTGAATACGGCGGGGGCCTTGACCAACTTCAAAGCCACAGCGGGTGTGTTTGATGTGATGACCTTGCCGCCCTCTCACCAAGTTCTTGGTGGGGACTTCACAGTGACTACCGTGTCAAACGACTCGGGAACCGCTACGATGTCAGTCGGGGATGATGGCTTGGCGACACGTTACTTGACTACTGCCAACTTGAAGGCTCTGGCTCGTACAGCGCTGACAGTGACAGGCTTCCAGTCAACAATTTCTCGTCCGATTCGCGCCACAATCGCGAACCAGAACGGGGATGCGACAACCGGTGTAGCGAAGCTTACGGTGCAGTTCATCATCGATGGACGCGCAAAAGAAAACCTGAAAACCACGTAATAGTGGGGATGGGGTAGCTTAAAGAGGCCGGTTAAATCCCGGCCTCTTCTGGATACATCAACCTAGGAGACTCAACGTGAAGTTTGTGTCAAATAGAGACACCGTAGTACGTAGTATGCTGATTGGACAGTCAATCGAGTTCAAAAAAGGCGTACCACAGGATGTGCCGTATGCAATGCGCGCCGAAGTACTTGAGAAGGGTATAGTGCCGGTAGAAGATACGGGCGAGCCGCTCAAGGCCCAGACTACAGTAGTCGCAGCAGAGAGAAAAGTAATGCTCCCGCCGGAAGGCGAGGAACGAGTAGAAAAAATCCTTTCCGTATTTGAAGCCATAATTGCTCGCAACAACCCGTCAGACTTCGCAGGCGGTGGATGCCCCGGAGCATTGGCTGTATCAGCGGGGACAGGATTTAAAGTAGATCAGAAAGAAGTGCGCGGCCTTTGGGAGAAGCACAGAAACAAGCTTCTGAATCGCCCTGCGCTGTAAAGGATAACCGTGAAGATTCAGGACCTTCTTACCCTGTTCAGAAAACAGGTACAGGATCAAGCTAGGCCCTATCTGTGGGACGACACAGAAATCTTACAGTATCTAGTAGATGCACAGGACATGTTCGTCCGCAATATAGGCGGAATCACAGATGTGTCAACCCCGAAGATTGTCAACGTAACAGTTGCGCCGGGGGCACCACTTGCGAGTCTTAGCCCATATATCCTGCGCATACGTTCTGCCAAGTTGATTACGGCAAGACGCCCGCTCAAACTTATGAGCGAAGCGGATGTGTCTCAGACTTCGACCTCGGATTATGGATTCAAGTTTACGTCTTATCTGGACGACGAGGACACAGGGGACGTAGTAGGTGCGGTGCTGGGCGTGGAGAAGAACAAGATTCGTTGGTTCAAAGTTCCACCGAGTACAGTGGATTCGGATACCTGCAGACTACATGTGTACCGTCTGCCTTACCCGAGAATAGAATCAACGGACGGGTGCCTTGAGATAGATGAACGGCACCACATGCACTTGCTTACTTGGATGAAGCACTTGGCTTACTCCAAGGAAGATGCAGAGACGTACGACAAGAATCTGGCAGAGTCGAACCAGCAAGAATTCGACGCTTACTGCGAGAAGGCATCAAAAGAAGAAGAGCGTCAACGGTTCAAACCGCGTGTCGTTCAATATGGCGGACTATAAAGGAGATTCACTATGGCAGCATATACAAAGAACACACCCGGATTCCCGACCTCAGGCAGATACCAGTTCGGCGACACCGTTACAGACTCGTTGTCTGTAGCTTGGCAGTGCGTACAGGGCGGACTGCCCGG